CCCATAGCCCTCCCCGTTGTTAGACGTTCTGATCAGCTGCCTCTGTTCCGGGGTGAGGCCAGCGTATATGTCGAACTCCGGCTTTGATCCCCTAATACGAGCGTTATCAAGCTCCGTTTCGTAGGTTTTCTCGAAGTCCGCTTCAGCCTTTTTGGTTTTTTCGGCGGTCTCCTTTTCGGTCTGCTTGGTGGCCTTGTCAGCGACCTGCTGTGCGACCTTTTGCCTTACGGCAGGCTCCCTGACAATGAAGTCGTCGAGCTCGGCAACCTCCAAGGAGACCTCCGAAAGTCGCTTGGTGTCATACTTCTTGCTAGCAGCCTTGTCAGCCTCCAGCGCCGCCTTCTCGGCCCTGAGCGTAGCGACCCTATTCTTAGCCCTAGCTAGGTGGTCGTTAAGGTCGTTATCGTCTAGGATATCTTCTATTTTGGGAATGACGTATGCTGCCATGATGTTTAAGGTATGTCTTTGGTTTTATCGAATCTGCTTCGAGGGTTTTCTGCAAAATAAATGTCGGACGACAGCTTCCTTATGGCGTTCTCTTGAGCTCTGTTGTCCCTAGAGCGCTGGAGAAAGTCGTCGAACGCCGGTCCGCCTTCGCCCTCTGCCATCAGCTTTATGGCATAGTAGGCCTTCTGCATCCAATTCTGATCGATCTGGGCGTCATCATAGTCGGCCAGCAGCTGTCCGTGTATGTTGCGCCTGTTCTTCATTGTCAGCTCTGGTAGCTTTGCAGCCCTTCCGGCCATGTATCTTTTCTCAAACAAGGCCTGCCTTCTTGCCATCTCTGAATTAAGCCCAGAGGTTGCGACCTGATTGAACATGTTCCGGTTCCAATCTGGACTGCTGTATCCTATGAGCTGATCTTCGGATGGGTTATTCGTCCATACAGGGCGATTCATGTTCGCCTGAGATATCATTCGCTCCCTGCTGGCCTGACCACCAAGAAGGGTCTGGCCGACGGCCATTCCTACAGGTCCCGCTATGTACGCTCCTATCATGGCCGGCGTGGAATCTGCCACATCATAGGCGGCAACGCTCATGGGAGCGTCCTCGAACCCTCCGTAAGGGTTCACTCCTGATGCGGTTGTAAGGCCTCCTTGAATCAGGTTTACTCCCGTGTTTAAATAAGGGTTTAGTTTTGAAAGCTTAGCCGAAAGGTTGGCCGCTTTGCTTGCAGGGCCGGCATAATTAGCGACTATGTCTACGCCGTTTCCGAAAGTATTTAGGCCTAGGTCTGCAAGCTGGATATTTGAAGCCGTATCAACGGTCGAGTTCCTCCTGTCGTATTCATACAGGATTTGGTCCGTATTATATCCCCTTGCTATGGCGTTCCTCAGTCCATGTGACGTTATCCCTTCAATATCTTCCATGCCCTTCGGAGGGACGCTCCCCTGAAGGGCCTTGGGTACATATTGATAGAGGTTGCCCGGCATGAGTTAGTCTAGGCCGCTTTCGGTTTTGCTCGGCTTCACGCCCATCAGCGCATACAATGGGTTTGAAAGAGGAGATCCCTTGAACGCCTTGAGGTAGCTGCGGTGATTTGCCATCCCCCTCCATACCCCTATTTTTTGAATCCACTCCGACATGGCTTTTCTATCGGCGACCTTTTGAGGATCCTTCTCATCCTCAGGAATCTGATCCATCATTCGCTGCAAATTAGTGGTATACATATCCCACTCAGCCAATGATTCAGCGTCCAATTCTTGATCTTTCCTGATCTTATCCTTGTTGGGTTGGAGTGCCATTATTCGCTGTGTTTCCGCGTTTTTAGCCAATATGTCTTGGTTGGCCTTATTGTTAGTGTTGGTCTGATTAAAGGTGGCTATGTCCTTTTGGCGCCCAAAAACATCCTTATCGACGTCAAAACCAAACCTTTGATCGGCAAGGTTCGCGGCCCTATCGCCAAGCAGATAATTGAGGTTGTTCATCCTCACCTGCTCCCTGAGCCTGTTTCGCTCAATTCCCTCCTGAGATGCTAGCTGCATGGCGGTTCTGTTCGTCGCGTTTGCCAGCTGCATGCCTGTGTTCATCATGTCCCCGGAGAACTTGCTGAGCTGGGCCTGAGGTGCGTATTGCATTCCCATGATGCTGGAAAGGTTATCGCTAGAATCTCCCCTGTATAGTGAGTTGAGCTGTTGCATGTTAGTAAGTGTAGGCTGCCTTATACTGAGAGCGGATTCCTGTTATTCCTATGAGGAGCTCAGACGAGAATCCGTTTCCGTTGTTATTCGTGCTTATCCAATTGGTGGACATATCGAATACGCTCTGCATCGCGTTTGCGCCTGCGGAGGTCTGCCTCATCTGCTGATCTCGCATCTGGCCCGTGTTGAGGGTATCCTGCCAATTGGCGAATATGTCTCCTGCCATCTGGGACTCGAACGGAACGACAGTCGGAGTGCCTGCTGCCACCTGCATGGATCCCGGGTTCACGATTTGGCCTACCTGAAGCGCTGACGCCGTATAGGTCTTGTAGTAGGCGTCCAAAGCCTGAGCATAGGTTGCGAATGCGATCTGTTTTGCCTGAAGTTTCTGCTCGAAAGTGATGTTGTCCTTGATCGCAGGGACGGCGTTATGCCCTCCCCCCATGGCAGCGCTAAGTCCAGCGGCCAGCTGATAGTTCTGGCTTTCGTCTATCTCAGGGCTTTCAAGGAGGCTTTTTGCGGCCGCGGCGAGCTCGGCAAGCTTGGTCCTTTGATCCTGCTTCGTAGGGACATTGTCCACGAATGTTTCAGGATACATCGGCTGAGTTCCCGGAATTGGGTCATAAGAAGGAGCAAATCCCTCTTTAAGCCTAGGCCTAAGGGTCTGAGTAAACGCGCCTACGTCTCCTATGAGTGAAGTCTTGGCACTCGTATTCGCCGTAGCCCAATTAGTCGTGTTGTCAGCATAGGCGGCTATTCCTTCGGTTATCTCGCTGCCCATGCTCCTTCCGTACAGCTTATACCCTTTGTTCGTAGGGTATCCGTTTGCATCGGTTCCTATCGTCGTGAGATAGTGAACCAAAGGCATCGAGTATGAGCCTATTGGGCTGGTATCATTACCTCCGACTTCAGGTATTGCTGGCATTAGTAGATGCTAAATAGGGATCTTCCTGCCAAGGAGGCGTCCAATCCGGTTGCGAGTATGCGTGGACTTCCTCCTGTTACAACGACCTTGAGCTTCATTCCCATTGACCGTTTGTTGATCAAACCACGCCTAATCGTTTGCCCGACCGCGTTTGAGAACCTGTCGATAACCTGATCTGAGTCAGGATTTATGGTCATCGCGCTTATGTAGACGCTGGACCCCGTCGCATTGTCCATATGGACGTAGAACGAATCATACTTTTTATCCGACATGGACCTGAACGAGTAGTTTCTGGTGACTATCTCGGAGGTTATGGGCTTTTGCCCTGACGCGACATGAGGATTCCTGTCGTCCACGTCATATTCATCGAGAAGGTAGATCAGCTTATCGACGTAATCCACAGCGAATACCCTCGGAATGCCGTTATACCTAGCTACTACGAGCGTCTCAGGGTTGAAATCATACTCATCGATCGACTCGAAAATGCCTTTTATGGACGGATTCATGACAAGTACCCTATTTTTCCCGTCTTTGAATCTCATCGACGCGTAAAACCTACCGGCGCAAGCGACGATGCACACCTTTTCGTAGTATGCCGGGTCTATCTGGTCGATTACGTCCTGAATTACAGAGCTTACGGGTTCTCCTCCCTCCATGAACTTGTCTCCAGATAGGAGCTTGAAGCCCGGTCGCCTGTTCACGTCGAAAAACATGACAAGAGGGCCTATCTTCGCGCATGCGTCCTTTCCAGATGCCCCGTCCATGGAACTTATTTTTTGAACCTGATGAAGCGCGTCCTGCTTTTTAGCAGACGCGATATACCCCATGCCAGCCTTGACCATGTAGATGCTTCTAGACCCGAACGCTATCACGGAGTTGTGGTCGGTAAGTATGGTTTTTATCGGGTCATATGTTCCCTGAACTAGGCTCAAGGTATCGGTATCGTTTACTTTCTGTCCTCCGTACAGCGTGAACCTGATCTGGTCGTTCTTGGCCGTGACAAGCCTCTCCGTGATATTCCCTCCTGCGACATAATCCGTGTCCATGGCTTGAACACATAAGGCATCGGTGTACGCCTGACCCCTCACCCTCGGCTTTGAAGACAGGGTGTTATCCGTGCTAAGAGAGTTTGTGCTTGGGTAGTACCTGAATGGGTCCGGACCAAGCATGATTATGGAGTCCTCTCCGCTGGTATGCATGGCAGACATGGCATATTCCGGGCCTTGGTAGTTGGCGAAATGAACCATCAGCCTGCATCCCTTCCTAGGGACGATCACCCCGTCGGATATCCTGACGTTCTTTGCCAGCTCAAGAAAGCTGCTTGGCTCAAAGGACGCGCTATTCGGATAGCTTGCAAAGCCCTCGAACCTGAAGTCTGCGTCAGCTGTGAGCTCCCTAGCCATCACTTACCGGTAATGGAATGGTAAATATCGCGGAGCTTTTCGGCCCAGCGGGCGCCGACGTAAACTCCGCCGACGAAGATTATGGATGCAAAAATGATGGTGATCATGGGGTAGATACGAAGATGGCGGGTATGCGATAGGTGGATCCGTTGACGGACATGTAAATGTCGTGCGTGTTTGCACCGGTGGAATGCGTGGAAACGCTGGTTACTTTGAATACGGGTCCGGATCCGTTCACGAATCCATCGGCTTTTACGTTTCCGACGACTTCGACCTTTTGGGTTGGGCTGAAAGCCGTAGGATTCACGCCCACGCCTACGGCTCCTGATTGATCTACGACGAACGCGGTGGTGTCGTTCGGATACGGGGTTCCATCTTCGACGACGAACGCCGGCGCCGTGCCTCTCTGGACGACCTTAAGCGCGCTTACGGATGTAGACGACGTGTCTATCAGGTTCTGGCTCGTAAAGGTGTTGAACAGATTTAGCACCGGTACGCCGTAATTGGTGTTTATCGTCCTGTAGGTGAGCTTCGGAGAAGCAGCATTACTGATCCACAGGTCTCCGTTCTGAGCGTTGGTCGGATTCGAGTCGCATGACCCGCCAAGGTTCAGGCTAGGGGCATGAGTTCCTATTGTCGCAAGATTGACCTTGCCGGTGAAAGTCGTTCCTGACTTTTGCGCATACGCTGTAAGCTGTGATATGGTAGCGTAATGCTGATAGCCCCAAGGGACCCAATTGATTTGTCCGTCTTCCGACGGAACATTTCCCAACGGGGAAACGCCAAACGGGTTTATGCAGACGTAAGGATTTACGGCATCATACGGGTCCCATACGATATCCCTGTATGCGTACGGAAGCGATTGATCGAAAGGCGATATTGCCTGACCACTAGGGCCTTGAGGTCCTTGAATACCTTGGATTCCGGGATCGCCTTGGGGCCCTTGAGGCCCCGGAGGACCTCCCGGATCGCCTTGGATGCCTTGAGGCCCCTGAGGACCCGGATCGCCTTGGATCCCTTGAGGTCCTTGATTTCCCTGATCGCCCTTTTCACCCGATACGGTCGTCCATGCCCAAGCATGGGTTATCGGTCCGTATCCGGCGGCTCCAATGAAGGAGTTAAATCGGTAGAGTTTCCCGGACTCATGGACGATATCTCCGGCCTTATAGACCTTGTAGTTATCGTAGTCTTTTATCGCTCCAGCGTCAGAAACCGTTACGAACGGATTAGTCCCAGACGGAAACGCGGAGGCATTGATGGCGTCTAGGGCCGTCTGCGACAGCTCGTCGCCCACGTTGACGACGTTCTGCTCCGGAGGGGGCAGATACGACGATCCCATTAGATAACGCCCTCGTAGACGATGACGGTGCCAGAACCGGTGATGAACATCGGACCCTGATATCCTTCAAGGATGTAAATGCCGTTCGTAAGGACAAGAAGTCCGTCTGCGTCGGATTCATTGAACTTGATCACGCAGTTTGCGGCCTTGGGCTGGATATGGAGCTGGATGCGCTGCTCTCCGAGCTCGACCTTGGGTATTTCGGTGGCGGTGGCGGAAGCCGTGAATGACTTCGTCTTGAACCGCTTTATGAGGGGGGTTGTCTTGTTGAACATGTTAGTAGCTTCGGAAATTGATCTTACGGGTCATGCCTTGTTGGCGCAAGACTTGGTCTAGAGCGTGGTCTTTTGCCTCTTCGGCCCGGTTCTCGATGAAGCCGAGCGTATTGACGTCGGCGTTTCCTTGAGCTCGGCTGTAGTCGGAGAAGGCTCCTTGGGATATGTAGTCAGAGAAGAGCCGCGGTATGACCACCTTTGTCCAATTAGGATCTATGTCGGGAGGGGTTCCCGGGCTCGAAGGGCTGGTGCCGTTGTAATTCCAGAAATTACCCTTTGTCGGGTATCCATTGACGGGAACTATGGCGGAGGCTCCATCTATGATGCCGGCAAGACCGGGGCCTTCGTCGTAATAAACCTGAGCTCCACTATGATAGGTGGTCGCAGGCTTCCAAGGGTCGCCAAACAGGACAGGGGCATCCGGACGATGTTCGATCCACACCTCAGAGTCATTGTCGTTGGCCAAGTAAAATCCGTCGTTTATACCCTCAAAGTCCTTCTGGACTCCATGGGAAGACGCCAGCGGATCCTTGGACCATACGCATATCACCTGACCGACGTCGGACGGGGTGACTATCTTGCGCCTCTCATTTTCGACGTTAGTCGAGCAACGAGTGTATCGCTTCAGATCAGGCCAATCATTTGATTCCCAGATCTTTTGAATGCGTCGGCTGGCAAAGTCACGGATCATCGCGAACCTGTCCAGCGTAGTAAGGTTCCTATCGAGCCCGCAGAACTGCAAGGCCGAGTGCAGGATTTCGCTGAAGTTCGCGGATCGCATTATCGTCCAAAAAACCCTTTAAATGATGGAAGGTTTTTCTCCACCCAATCGCCTTCACTTCTCCATGCGTTGCCTGCGTCCTCCTTTAGGTGGTCATACACGCTACGTCCATCCGGTATGAATAGGGGATTGTGGTTATACCACTTGTCGGAATTGCCACGCATAGGTCCGGGGTTTTGATTATTCATTTCATCCTCAATTCCGTAATCATTGAAACCTCGACTCATGCCCTGCTTGGATTGCATCGATTTCATGATCTCATAGGCCAGAGCCATCTCCTCTTCAGGAGTCATGGCCCTCCCTAAGCCGGCCGACCCAACGACGTCACCCAAAAATCCCTCAGAAACCTGAGGATCATGACCGTTTCCAAGGTCTGGGTAGTAATGAAACGGAGTCCTAATATCGTTGGGAGACAGGGGGACCAATCCTCGCAAGTCACCCCTAGGCATCTCTGGCATCTGAGGGATGGGGTTGGACTTCTCGAAGTATTGAGTCCCGTTTGCGGATCGCTGCGGAGCTATCGGACTCCTCCTAGCGTTCTCAGCGTTCCTTCGGGCAACTATGTCGGCCGAGCTTTCGTAGGCGTTGGGATTTGGCGTCCGCTTTTCGTTTCGGGGCGTCGGCTTGTCTGGCGGAGTAGGTCCTGCGTTCCTAGGGCGCTCCCTGCCGTTGCTATATTGTGCCATGGTGGTTAAAATGGAAGCCCGGGAGTGACAATTTGCGTCTTGGCCGCCACGTTGGGTTTAAACTCTGGATTCTCTTGGAGGACCCTGTCTAGGAACTTTTTGTCGTTCCAGATCTGCGGACCGAACAAGAACTTCATGTGCTGATAAAAATCGATAGGGATACGGGCCTTCAGCTGGCCCAGACCCTCGGAAAATTGGTGCTCATTTTTGTTGGTCTCGGCGATGAGCTTCCGAGCTGCCTCTGCTTGGACCTTACGGAGGTTCCACCCCGAGCGAAACTCCTCCAGCATGGGCTGGAGAAGGTCGCCGGGGATGGCTTCATGGATGGGCGGCAGCTCAGCCATGACCTCGTATCGATTAGGCGTCGTTAGCCTTATAGTCGAACATGCCGAAGCACAGCGGGCTCTGGACGACCAGAGCAGCCATGGCTTCCATCATGCGACGGGGGCCGCCACCGTTTTCGGTGAGCTCGCGGACCTGCGCGATGTTGCCACCGTAGCGGATCTCGAGGTACTCCCACGGAATGATGAAGCCCTTGGTCTTCGCGTTCTGGGCGTGAAGATTGACGTGCTTCTTGGCGAGGGCCTCGGTAGCATACTTCGCATTGTTCGTTCCGGCCGTGATGGTCGGGACGTCGCCGCTCCAAGTCACCTTGCAGTCGACAAGGTTGGCGGCGATGGAGGTATCGCCATCGTAGACGTGCCACTCACCATCGGTGTCGCCAGAGACATACTTGATGGTGTAGGGA